GACCCTTTCGGGTCCCTTCTAGTTAGGCTTACGGGTAAATTCCCCGCTAACTGTACCGTAACTTACTTTATCAGCTTCGAATGCTGATACTTGCTCATCGTAATGAGAAGTTCGTTTTAGGTATGGAAGTCTCTCTTAGGCGTCGATATGCGTAGCGATAGATAAGTAATTAAAAATGCCATGTGGCGGTACCCATCTATACTATGTCGATATCTCATCTCGGTAAATCTAACAGTTCCCTTTTTAGGTCTCTGTAGAGCCGATTGCGTCAAACTAGGAGGTCTGTTTGGGTTTCTTCTTCTACCTAGTAACAATAAAGGTCGTACCTTTGGACCTACTAGTAGATTACTTTATTAGAGGAACCATTATGTTGCATTCTAAACTTAGGAAGCCAAAACGTCCCAAATGGGTATTCCACCCTGAATTGGTCCGTTCTAAGCTTCCAACTGTTCATAATGTTAATACTGTGGAATCTGTTGGTGTGGATACCTACTGTAATAGCACTTTTGCCAGTTATTCTGGCACTAATGGTAATCAGTCGGGTACCCATAATCAACCTTCCGCTACTATACACATCGGGAATAAATCTCGAACTGGTATAGGAAATCCCCGGTACAAAGATCAAATTCGTTCTGGTGTTAATGCGACAACATCTTTTGTTGGCACAGATATCACAGTCGAAAATGGCTTTTGGTCGGGTTACAGTATTGGGAGAGGTCTCCGTCCAGATGGTTCTCTTTTCCACACTTGGGATTATGTCGGATCTGGGCTGCTTACGCCGCCCACTCCTACATCGCCCAGTGCGCCTACTAATATCGTAACCATAGTTCATAACCGCTGTATTGCTAAGTTCATCGATGAGGTTACGGCTGCTCAGTCCAGTGAAAATCTTACTGGTCGGAGTATCCGTCATTTCAAACACGATGTTCATAGCACACTTCATCCAATGTCTGGAATACAGGCCAAGACCCAAGAGTACCTAACGAAATTAAAGAAAATTCCGTATGGTAAGCTCAAAGGTCCATCACTGTATTCCACCATTACTCAGTCATACCTCGAATATAAGTTTGGTGTAGCCCCATTTGTACAGGATATTTCTGATATCGTCTCTGATATGGTCATTCGTGACCGTAAAAGAAACGCATCAGAACCTGTCCAAGCTAGGGCCCATCAAGCTTACTCAGGCTCGTCAGTTCGCAGAAATGCTACTGACGTCGGCTTTATGAGTGTATTCGGTCTGCAACAGCAAGTACATGTAACTAGTACTTACTACGAACAGATGAGAGGTGCTGTTCGCACGGGTATAAACGACGATGGCAGATTAGGAATTCTACAGGATAACCGGTTGTTACCGGACCAGTGGCTTCCTACTGCGTTTTCGATTATGCCTTATGCGTGGATGGTCAATTATTTCACTAATATTAGAGAGATAATTGATGCTGCTGCTCTTCGTTACTCTGATCTAGTGTGGGGATGTCAGACTTCCCGGGATGAGACAGTGATATCCGTTTCGGATCTCATTGCCACTAATCCTGGGGCTCTACGTGCCTTTGCCGGAATCAGTTATAATGATGCTTTGCAGCTCGAGGGCGGTCACGCTATACTGACTTGGAAGAATATTTCTCGCTTCGCCATATCCCCAGCGAGTTTAATACCATCGTTTGTATTTTCAATACCGACGACGGCAACTCCGTGGGTTAATATGATGGCCGCGTTTAGTCCCCAAGTTTTTAGTATAGTATCTAAGATAGCTTCTGCCATAAAAAAGCTCTAGCTGTTTGTTAAACTAACCGGAGTTCTTAAATGTCATTAACTGTTACTTCACCCGTTACAGGTGGAGCCCAAACAGGGTTTACTACTCCTGCGTATATCCTTGCGGCAGACACTGCTCCCAATAATAATGGGAAACAGTATGCTGTGTCCGGTATTACCGGTACACAGGCTGGTGTAGACACTTCGTCTACTCCAACTCGGCCGTTCACGTTGCTTGTTAGCAAGCCACCTGTCCTTCGACAGTTGCCTTCGCTCAACTCTGTGACGGGTATACTAGGGAATGTACCGAGGAACGTATATAAAGCTGTCGTTCGGAAAGGCGTTACCGTCCTTACGAATCAAGTTCCCCAAGTCGCAACTGCGAATGTGGAGATCTCGATTCCGGCCGGTGCCGATTTGAATGACGCTGCTAATGTACGTGCCATGATATCGTTGCTGATTGGTTCTTTGAACCAAATTAGCGCTGGTATCGGTGACACTAGTGTGACTGGAGTTATGTAGTGATTACATGGCTCAAATCTCACGTTAGTGCGATCCTCGCGACTTCAATCGTTGTTGGTAAGGCTGGCCTCCTTGGAAAAGGGGTAACCATCCTTATTAGCACGCTTGCGGCCGCTTTGGGTGCTTAATCAGCAATGATTAATAACACCTTTTAGGTACATTTCAGGAGATCCTCATGGGCTTAAGTCCTGACGTTCTTTATGAAACCATTTGCTCTGATTTGCCTGATGCAGGTGCAGATCCTTTCGAATCTGTACCGGTACCAGGAACCACTTATAAGCAGTATGCATCAGATTATCTAAAATATGCGGTGATCCGTAAATGGATCCCCCGCAATACTAAGGATGCTGATGCCGCTGCTTTAGAAAGTTTCACGTCGGCTAATACCCGGTGTAGTGGTTGGAAGATCCCTACTTGTGAGTGGGAGGTCGATAGTTTAATTTACGGAGAAATCCGTAAAACTCTATATGACTTCTTCTCACCTGTAGGCGTGCCCTTACTCAGGGATCTATACGACCTTAATGAAGTCGCTAGACCTGGGCCTGGGGTTGCTGTTTCTGCGGAAGGAACTTCCTATTATGGGAAATTCTTCTGCTCACAGTTGTCTTCTACTTCAGAATACCTATACGAAATGTATAGGCACTATGCTGCTAGATTGCCTAGCTTATCCGATGCGGAATGCCAACGCTACGATGAGTTCGGTGGTCCTCTCATAGTGAGTGGTTCTCGATCAAGCTTCGTTCCAAAAACGAACCGCACAAGTCGTATGATCTGTGTTGAGCCTTTGCTGAATTCATACTATCAGCTGGGCTTCGCAACTATACTCGAGACTCGCCTGAGACAATTCTTTGGAATTAATCTCAGTACACAGCCTTTGGTAAATCATCGACTGGCAAGACAGGGATCGATCGATGGTAGTTTTGCTACTATCGATTTGTCTTCTGCCTCCGATTCAATCTCTCTTGGATTATGTGAATGGCTTTTACCTGAGTGGGCTTTTAGCACACTTTTGTATCTGCGTTCACGTACTACCTTGATTGATGGAAAGGAGACTGCTTTATTTATGATGAGTACAATGGGTAACGGTTTTACGTTCCCTTTGCAAACAATCATATTTAGTGCTGTATTGAAAGTATGCACTGACGTGTTTTATCACGCTGGTGGTAGTAAGAACTGGTCTTGCTTCGGTGATGATTTGATCTGCCGTAGTATTATCTACGACCGGGTTTGTCATTACTTAGGTAAGCTGGGATTTACTATTAATACTTCCAAGTCCTTCTCACAAGGACCGTTTCGGGAATCTTGTGGTGCAGACTGGTTTTATGGCCAGCCTGTGCGTCCAGTTCACTTGCGTAAACTGGATGGCCCACAAGACTATCTCGTTGCTATCAATCAGCTAAACGAGTGGAGCGCTTATACCGGAATTCCCTTAAGGAATTCTGTCCGTCTTCTCTTTAGTGAACTTCCTAGGCGTTATCAAACGCCTGTTCCGTTCGCGGAGAATATGGACTCGGGTGTACGTGTTCCACTTGCTCTCTGTAGGCCAAGGTACGATAAAAATGGTAGCTTCAAGTATAAAGCTTGGAGCCGTCGTCCTAGTCGTCTCTTGATCTTGGGAGGGGGGGTCCGACCTCCTGGCTGGAAGAAGGAGCTACCGCTCAATCCTCACGGATTGTTGTGTAGTTTCCTCTGGGGTGAGCTCGTTGCTGTATCGAAAGGTACATTGGCGAGTCCCAGTAGCATGTTGGATGCTGATTATATCATGGTTAGGCATGACCGTAAGATATTTCAGCTTAAACCGCGATGTAGTCCCTTCTGGGATTACATTCCGATAGAGAGTCTATCTAACGGATATAGACTCTCTTGGCAGCAGTGGGAAACTGCTGTGGTGGTTAATCTCTATTTACATTGCGTAAATAGAAAAAGTCTAATCAACTTTCGTTATTAACCACCGTGTCCCCCGGGGAAACCCGGGGTAGAGCTTTAGTGCTCTAGTCGTGCA